AGATCTAGATCCAATTAAACGTAAGAAAAATTTTAAAAAAATATATGGAAAATTTGACCAAGCTGCATATGATTTAATAACATCTAAGTTAATCGACGCAAAGGATTTAGTCGAAAGATTCTGCACCCATTTTAGCATTCCAGATTTACTTAAGGAAAACGCAACCCACATGGGAGATTCTGTTGACGATGGACCTAGGGGATATTGGGGAAATCAGAAATCTTGGAAGAAATTCGGCAAAAAATCCGCAAGAGATTTAGGTTGGGAAGTACTTAATTATATAAGTGGAGAAGACGAATTCTTTCAACATGATACAGAATTCAAAAAGGATTTCTCAGGAGGACCAACAGGAGCTGTATCTTATTTTCCAATAGGTGTACCAGGCGAATATGGTGGAACAAATCTACTTAAAGATAAAAAAGGAAGAGTTGCATATACCAGATGGACAAAATGGTCTAAGCATATAGCGACCGTTGCTGGATACGAATTCTTAAGCTTTATGGATGCAGACACATCTATATCATCTTCCAAGCAAGAACCAATGAAGAAGCAGAAACCAGGAGAAGCTTTAACCGAAGGGCTACTATTAGAAGGCGGAGCTTGGGGTCATATGAATCATCCATTCGATATAAAGATGAATCTAACATTTTCAGATCTCAAAAAAATTGTAAAAGACGCACTTAAAGGTCAGCTCAAATTAACACGTGAAAAGACAGATGGACAAGCATTAGCTATATCTTGGAAAGAAAAAGGAGGACTCATTGCAGCTAGAAATAAAGGACACTTAAAAGATAAGGGTGAAAATGCAATGAATTTATCTGGAGTTAAATCTTGGATGGCAGGTAGAGGAGAATTATCCGATGGTTTTAATTTTGCAATGAAGGATCTAGAAACGGCATTAGGCAAGTTATCGAAAAAACAAAGAATATCAATCTTTGCTGATGGTGAAACATTCATGAACCTAGAAGTAATATGGCCAGGAAGTACAAATGTTATTCCGTATGGTCAAGCTTTACTTATATTCCACAATACAACCACATATGACATGTCAGGTAATCCTACATCAGGCAATCAACCTGCTGCTGGTAAACTAGCTAAAATGATAGAAGATATAAACGGACATGTGCAAGATAAATATACAATAAAGGGACCACCTATCACCGTGTTACCTCAATCAAAGAGTTTCAAAGTTTCGCAATCTAAATACTATGGCATGATAACTAAACTACAATCAGAATTTGGTCTCAAAGATAGCGACGGTTTAGCAGAATATCATCAGCGTTGGTGGACAAAATTTATTAATGAAAATGCACCCGAAACACTTGACAAAGACAAATTAATGGGATTGACTAAACGATGGGCCTTTGGTGAAAAATCGTTTAGACTAGACAAGAAAACATTGGTAGATGAAAAGTTAATTGCTTGGGCTAAACAGATTGATAAAAAAGATCATAAAAAAATAGCTAAGAACAACAATAGAAAATTCGAAGAGATATTCTTAGGATTGGGTGCCGAGGTATTATACAATATGCAATCGGTATTAGCCGTAGATCCTCGTTCGGCAGCAAGAGATATGCAAAAGGAATTAAAATCAGCAATAGCTGATATTATGAAAAAAGGCGATGATGTACAAATAGCCAAGTTAAAATTAGAATTAGAACGACTACAATCACTTGGTGGTATGGATAAAATAGTTTCAAACGAAGGAATAGTCTTCGTATATAAAAACAACACATATAAATTAACAGGCGCATTTGCTCCGATCAATCAAATATTGGGATTGTTTAAATATAATAAATAGAGTTACAATGAAGAAGCATATATCAAAAAGCAAAGTACAACGAATGAGAAATTTAGTGACAGGCGACTACACTAACAAAACTCAAATTAGATCAGGCTACACCAAAGAATCAATGGCTAAACACATTGAAGGTGACGTTTGGGAAAACAATGGTAAAACTTGGACAATCAAAAACGGAATAAAACAGACCGTTACAAAATTGGATAAGGCTAGAGCAATGGCAAAGATACCATTACATTGTCCAAAATGCGACAGTAGAATGCTAGCTGATCAGCACAAATACATGTATAAGCGATTTAAACATTGTCTGCACTGTCAAACTGATGCTGAAATGGAAATGCGATCAAATGGCACATATGATGCATGGCAAAACAGTCAAATAAATAGAAATTTTGAAGGATGGCTACACAAGTCTAGGGCAGAATTTAAAGACTGGCTAGAAACACGTGGATCAAAGACGCAAATATCAGAAGCTGGAGACATTGAAGATTGGTCAGGTGGAAAATCCGACGACGAATTGCTAGCTGAATTTGATGTATACATTGAAAACGAAAAATTAAAACTGACTAATATAACTGGGTAAAACTTAACATGGCAACACAAAAAGAATTAATAGAAGATATGATAGCTGAACTATCACAATTACGCCAGAATCTACCAAATGGCAATATTGTTAGAATAGAAAAAGCATTGGTTGACATGCAGCAACATCAGCTGGATATGAAATCTGATATATCTGATATAAAACTAAAGATACTCGATCCAGAAAACGGAATAGTTGTTAAGGTGAACAAAAATACGGACTTTAGATATGAAGCCGACGATAAGCAGTCTGACTATGACAAGCAGCTTGTGAAGCTGGAAAGCGTACTAACATGGAAAAATTCCGTAAGTAGAGCGCTGTGGATAATATATTCTGCTATAATTGGTTTAATTATAAAGATGCTATTCTATTAACATGGAATTACATTGTTATATAATATCAATTGTAGTTGGTGGGATATTATATGTGTTATTCCACGAAAAACATACAATCAAAAATTGGTTATACCGCCAACTAAATACGGCAAACAAAAATAAACGGAGATAGTTACATGAAACGATTATATACAATATTAGCATCAGCAATAGGTTTTTGCATTGGACTAATGATAATACGAACAAAGAAGCAGAACGATACAAAAAAACGACTTGACAAGAATGTTAACACTATTCACGATGTACATAATAAGGTCAAGTATACTACTGAGAAGAAAAAAGCTGCAAAGTTCAAAATAAAGAAAGCGGAAGCCGACATAGCTAATATATCAAAATCAAAGCAGTCAACTGCATCAGCTAGAAAAACTGCAAAATCATTTAAAACAAAATATAGTAAAAAATAATGCGATGTATATTGATTGTGTTATTGGCTATGATGCCAATAGTTGCAACTGCACAAGACACACTCCGCATTCCACAAATCGAAATCGACAACATAATATCAGCTATGGATGTATTGGTTGAGCAGGATTCAATCAATGATAGGTTGATCATCCTATTGCGCACTCAGATATCCCATTATAATCAGTTATCAATGCATGATAGCACGATAATCGGCTTCAAAAACCAAGAAATACAATTATATCTAGACCAGATAAGCATATACAATGACAGACTGAATCAGATAGATAAATGGTACAATAAGCCATGGGTCGGGTTTGTTGTTGGATCATTCACAACGATATTTATAGTTAGATCAATAGACTATTCATTACCAAAGTAGGCACATTATGGCAAAATCAGTAAAACAGGCATTAGCAGAAGAATATCTACGTTGCTCGAAGGATCCAATATATTTCATGAAGAAATATTGTTTCATCCAGCATCCAACACGTGGAAAGATAAAATTCAATTTATACGACTTCCAAGAGGATTTACTGGATAGTTTCAATGAAAACAACTATACAATAATTCTAAAATCTAGACAACTCGGCATATCAACACTTACTGCGGGATATTCATTGTGGTCAATGGTATTTAGAGAGGATTTCAACGTATTAGTTATTGCAATAAAGCAAGAAACAGCAAAAAATTTAGTAACGAAGGTAAGGGTAATGCATGATTTGTTGCCAACCTGGCTTAGAGTTGGAACATCCGAAGACAATAGACTATCACTTAGGTTCAAGAATGGATCACATATTAAAGCCGTATCGAGTGCACCAGATGCAGCAAGATCTGAAGCGCTATCATTACTGGTAATCGATGAAGCAGCATTTATTGATAAACTACCTGAGATATGGACATCAGCACAGCAAACATTAGCAACTGGTGGTAGAGCTATTATGCTATCTACACCAAACGGAACAGGTAACGTATTTCATAAAACATGGGTAGACGCAGAACAACAGGTTGGAGAATTCTTTCCAGTTAGATTACACTGGTCTAGACATCCTGATCGACATCAAGATTGGCGAGATAAGCAAGATTCTCTACTTGGTAAGAAAATGGCAGCGCAGGAATGCGATTGTGACTTCATATCATCTGGTAACACTGTTATTCCAGGAGATCTATTACAATGGTACATGGATAACATGGTGCAGGAACCAATAGAAAAACGTGGGATGGAGCAAGAATATTGGATCTGGGAGTATGTGGATTACAATAAGACATATATGGTAGTAGCCGATGTTGCACGAGGGGATAGCTCAGATTACTCCACGTTCCATGTATTGGAAACATCTACAATGACTCAGGTTGCAGAATATCGAGGACAGATCAACACAAAAGAGTTTGGTAACATGCTTGTAAATGTTGCAACTGAATACAATGAAGCGCTACTTGTGATTGAGAACGCAAACATTGGATGGGCAGCCATTCAACCAGCCGTTGATAGAAATTATCGTAACTTATATTATACGTATAAGCACGAAGGAGTTCACGATGCAGCAACACAGTTAAGTAAAGGATATGACCTCAAGAATAGGGAAAATATGACACCTGGATTTACTACATCTTCTAGGACCCGACCACTTTTGATATCGAAACTTGATATTTATTTTAGAGAAAAAACATGTATTGTAAGGTCAAAGCGATTGATTGAGGAACTGTTTGTATTCATATGGTTAGGCCATAGAGCTGAAGCGCAACGTGGATATAATGACGATTTAACAATGGCATTTTCAATTGGAATGTATGTTAGGGATCACGCATTAAAGTTATACGGCGAAGGTTTAGCATTGAACAAACTTGCATTGAATAACATGGGAACGGCACAAGGCGCTTATAATAGCAATAACACCTTAGCAAATAATCCATGGAAAATGCAGACTGGCGATACAGAAGAAGATTTAACATGGTTAATATAAAGGAATAGACAATGACAGATAAGACATTTTTTGGACGTCTAACAACATTATTTTCAACTGGTACCATTATTCGGAAAACCGAAAATGGACTAAAAGTTGCTGATGTGCACAAGGCACAGTCAAACACGAAGCTATCAACAAATAGAATGATCGATAGATATAATAGAATATATCAGTCATCAAAGGCAGTTGGATATAATCAACAAGCCAATTTCCACACACTAAGATTGAACCTATATACTGACTACGAAATAATGGATGAAGATTCAATTATATCTTCAGCATTGGATGTATACGCAGACGAATCAACATTGAAAAATGAATATGGTGATGTACTTACCATAACATCTAGTAATGAAAAGGTTGAACGTGTATTAAACAATCTATTTTATGATGTACTAAACATTGAATTTAATATATGGCCATGGATAAGAAACATGTGCAAATATGGTGATCTATATTTAAAGATGGACATAACTGAAACATTAGGTGTCACCAATGTTACACCACTGTCGTCATATGAAATGTTCAGAGAAGAAGGTACCAATCCAGATAATGAGGAAGAGGTAAAATTCACCCATGATCCAACTATGGCAGGACAATTAGCTGGTGGTATTGCTGCAACAAAGAAAGAATATAATAATTATGAAATAGCTCACTTTAGACTATTGAATGATATGAATTTCCTACCATACGGTAAATCAATGGTTGAACCAGCTAGGAAAGTATTTAAGCAATTAACGTTAATGGAAGATGCAATGATGATCCACAGAATCATGAGAGCCCCAGAAAAACGTATTTATAAAATTGATATTGGTAATATTCCACCAGCTGAAGTAGACACATATATGCAGAGAGTTATGCAAAATATGAAGAAAACTCCGTATCTAGATCCACAAACTGGACAATACAACTTGAAATTTAATATGCAAAACATGTTAGAGGACGTTTATTTACCGGTTAGAGGTGGTCAATCTGGAACAGAAATAGACACAATGAGCGGAATGGATTGGACTGGTATAGATGACATTGAATATCTTAAGCATAGAATGTTCGCAGCATTAAAGATACCTAAGGCATTTTTAGGATACGAAGAAGGCGTTGGTGATAAGGCAACACTAGCTGCACAAGACGTTAGATTTGCTAGAACAATAGAACGTGTACAACGCATATTTGTATCAGAATTAACTAAAATTGCAATGGTTCATTTATACTCACAGGGATTCACAGAACAAGAACTTGTAGACTTTAGTTTATCATTGACTAGTGCATCAACAATACACGAACAAGAAAAACTCGAACTATGGGATTCCAAGGTTAATTTGGCATCAAGCATTAAAGATCTAAAAATGCTATCTGAAGATTGGATATATGAAAATGTATTTGGATTAAATGACGCTGATCTTGCAAAAGAACAAGCCAAAGTATTATCAGACAGAAAACGATTGTTTAGACATAATGAATTGGAAAGTGGTAATGATCCAGCTGAATCTGGTGAAGCAGTTGCAACAGACTGGGCACTTCAACAGGGTGCAATGTCTCAGCAAGTTGATCAAGATGGTCAGGCATATAATCAGGATTCGAATGCTGAAGAAGAACCAGCCCAACCAGTTGACTTCTATGACAAAGAATCTGATGATGCAGATGACGTATCTGAAAATAAGCCAGGCGCAGGCCGTCCAAAGGAACCTGTTCACTATGGTTCACAAAAAGCAGCTAGAGGTAGAGACACAATTGGTAAGGAAGATAGAAGTAGAAACCGTAAGTTGAAAAATAACAAAAACAATAGAAGAATGACCAGTGAAGATAAGCAGGCAATGGTTAAGAACCTATTTAAAACAATGCATAAAGTTGACAAATCATCATTATTGAATGAGAATAACATAATTGAAGATGGAATTTAGTTTATAAATTGATATTTATATTAAACTAAGTGTTAGGACACAGAAATGGCTAAACATTCAAAATACAAAAATACCGGAATAATATTCGAATTGCTTGTTCGTCAAGTGACCAATGACACTTTACAGGGAATTGATAATTCTCCTGCAACCGGAGTCATTAGGGAATTTTTCAAGAAAAACACATCGTTAACACGCGAGTTGGGATTATATCAAACGCTGTTACGTGAAAAATTCAATACCGACACAAAGGCAAATAAATTTATAGACGCAGTGATATTGGAACAATCTCGACTAAACATGTCGTCAATACGCAGGCAGAAATATAATTTAATAAAGGAAATTCGAAAGCATTATTCAATCGAAGCATTCTTCAGTCAAAAAATAACAAATTACGCAAACAATGCATCAATATACTGTCTATTCGAGGGAACGACTCCATCTAAGAAGATACGATATCGATACAACTTGGTTGAAACAATCACAAATAGATCCAAGACACAAATTAGTGAAGCTCACTCACTATATCAGGAGCAAGACAAAGACATTCGTCTGCTTTCATATAGAATACTTATTGAGAAATTCAATGAGAAATGGGGCGGTAATTTGTCAACCGATCAAAAGTCATTACTTCGTGAATATATAAACAATATATCGAATACCGACACATTAAAGCAATACTTACATGTTGAAATAAATAAGACAGTCCGAACAATAAGCAAACTATCTAATAAGATAGACGATGATATTGTTCAGATTAAACTTTCTGAAGTATGTGCTCAATTGACTGAAATCAAAAACGTAAAGACGCTAAAAGATAAGTATATTATATCAGTTATGCGCGCTTACGATCTAATTGGAGAATTGAACAATGTCATTAGCTGATGATTTAGACGAAATGTTTGAAGATGCACAGAGCAACGAAGACATGGACATCGACGAAGAAAACGCAACTGGTGGTGGAGAAGCATTCAACACTCCAAAGGCGTTTAAGAAAAAAACAAAACGTAAAACTGAATCTTCATTTATGGCACTGTCTAAGGAAATGCATTTAGGCGAAGCTACATATAGAGACTATAAGCGTGACGATACATCATCGCAACAGCAAAAGGTCAATAGATCAATTAAAGAGATCAACAGTAAACTATTTTATATTGAACAAATCGTTAATCAAAACTCAAAGCTAAAACAAGAAGCTGGAGTGGATTCAAACACATATTGGAAGAGCACTAAAGCTAATCTTAGCAAAGTATCAGAAAAAATGTTACGAATATCTGAAAAACTTAGGAGATTTTAATGTCAAAGCAGCTTTTAGTAGACTATAGTCTATTCGAAATCAGTCCAGAATTAATATCTGAATCAGAAAAAAATAATAACGGTAGAGTAATAGTAACTGGCGTATTACAACGTTCAGGTGCAAAAAACCAAAACGGTCGAGTTTATCCTAGAGAAATATTAATGCGCGAGGTGACAAAGTATTCAGATACATTTATCGCTGAAAATAGAGCATTAGGTGAATTAGATCATCCAGAATCAAGTGTTGTCAATCTATCTAATGTATCGCACAATATTAGAAAGGTATGGTGGAAAGGCGATGATGTTGTTGGAGAGGTAGAAATACTTGGAACGCCATCTGGAAACATATTGAAGGAACTCCTTAAAGCTGGAATCAAGCTAGGTATATCATCACGTGGGTTAGGATCGGTTAAAGAAATTAGAGAAAATGGAACTGTTGAAGTACAAGACGATTTTGAATTAGTTTGTTGGGATTTCGTATCCAATCCATCAACACATGGAGCATTTATGCATCCAGCTGGTGTAAATGAATCAGTATCAAATAGTATGCCAGCCAGTAAATATGTAAACATTCACAATATAATAAACGATATGCTATGCGATTTAACATGTAAATGCGCATTACCAAATCGAAAAAAGTAATATACGGAATTAGCTATGAAAAAAACTGAATTAATACAATTGATCAAGACTACAATAGCTGAAGCTGACAACTTTGCTGGAAGCGATCCAAAGAGTGGATCCACCATAAAATCAACTGGGTTCAATTGGAAACAAAAGGGACCGGCTAAACTACCAAATGGCGATGTTCATTTAGGATTAGATGGTAATGGTAAGCATAAGGTTGAATCGAATGGCAAGGTTAAGCTGAACAGCGATGCTGAAATGATTAAGACATATGGCAAAGGTTGGGGCAAAAAATTAAAGGAAAGCTCCGAACCAACGTTAAATGAATCGTCAGAATTTGATTCCAACTACAACAAATACCACACAGCAATGGGTAACATGTATAAGATTATATCTAAGCAGGACAAGGGATTAACACGTAAATTTGCTAAAGCTTGGCAAGCTGTTGAAGATGTATTGGATAACTACATAGGAGACTAACCAGTCTACTTGAAATAATTAACAACATTTATATAATAAAAGATGGCACAGATTTTTCTATGTCATCTTTTTTTGTTATATTTAACAATATAAAATAATAACCACCTAAACTAGGACAAGCATGCCAAAGTACCAAAGTAATTATCGTGAAAATTCAAACAAGACAAGTAGAAAAAAAACTGACTTCATTATTCCAGGAATTCCAAATGGAGTAAATGTACCAGGACCAACTACTGGAGATTTGGAAAAAGCTCTTAAAATATTCAAGAGACAGGTTAAAGAATCAGAAATCTTAACTGAATTCAAGGACAGAATGGAATATACAAAACCAGCTGTTGCAAGACGAAAAAAGAAAAAAGACGCAGTTCGTGCTGAGTTTATGAGGCTGAAAAAGTTTAGAGAAACTGAGAATGACACTGAATGCTGGACAACAATTGTTGACGGCCAGGCAATGTAATAATATATACATACTATATTTAACATGGGGGACTAATCATCCCCCTATTGTTGTTTTTGGCGAAAGGCAATGATACTTATAAAATGAATAGCACAAAAATGTATCATCTTATATATAATACACCTGCTACATTATAATTTCTATTGGGGTTCATAATAACCCTATTTCCAAACAAAATATTTAAGGAGAAAACAATGTCAAAAGACTTGTTAAAAGAAGCAATTGCTGACGCTAAAGCTGTGCGTGAAACCGCGATAGCTAACGCTAAAATTGCATTAGAGGAAGCTTTCACACCGAAACTTCAATCTATGCTATCACAAAAAATAGCTGAAGATATGGAAGACGATTTAGACGATTCAGAGCTTGACGAAATCAACATAGTTGAAGACGCAGAAGCTGAAGAAGATAATGAAGACGAAGAATCTGCAGAAGATGAGGTAGTAGAGGCTGTTGAAGATGAGGATGAAGAAGCATTAGAGTTAGAATCAATCATCAAAGAATTGGAAGACGAAGAAGAAGCTGAAGAAGAGTTAGACGAAAGTCAAACAAACGAAGCAGCAGAACCTGAAGCTGAAGAAGAAGAAGAAATTGATTTAGACGAAATCATCAAATCGTTACAAGAAGATGCAGACGAAGAAGAAGCAGTAGAAGAAAATAATGACTTAGAGGAAGCTTACAAGACAATCCAAACCTTGAAAGATACAATCAACGAAGTTAATTTATTGAATTCAAAACTGTTGTTCTCAAACAAATTGTTTAGATCGTTCAATTTATCTGAATCTCAAAAGATGAATGTAATTGAAACGTTCGACAGAGCAAACTCAGTACGCGAAGTAAAATTAGTGTATTCAACATTAGCTGAATCATTAACTGGATATTCTCCAAAAAAACAACGTGTAGCTGAAGGATTCGCATCTAAAGCAACAAAGTCAACTAAACCGTCTAAGGACGTAATCGTTGAAGCCAATCACTTTTCATCTAGAATGCAAAGACTGGCTGGTTTAAAATAAAAACAATTAGAAGATTAGGAGAAAATAATGTCACAAATTAATGACTTATTAAATGACTCACAAGCTCAATTTAGAGCACAAAGAAACGAGACTAAGAGTCTTGTTACAAAGTGGGAAGCAACTGGATTACTAGAAGGAATCGATACAGATTATAACAAACATAATACTGCTATCCTTTTAGAAAACCAAGCAAAACAATTAATTTCAGAATCAAATAGTATCAATGCTGGTGGACAAGCTGAAGACTGGAACGGTGTTGCATTACCATTAGTTCGTAGAATTTTCGGTGAAATTTCTGCAAAAGAATTTGTATCTGTACAACCAATGAACTTGCCTTCTGGTTTAGTTTTCTGGATGGATTTCAAATACGGAACAACTAAAGGTAAGAATACTAAAGACGATTCTTTGTTTGGTAATTCTGACAAAAAAGGTGCTGCAAATACTGCTTCTGCATTATATGGTGAAGTACGTGGTGAATCTGCTGGTTACTCGTTAGGTAAAAAGGTATCTGCTGAAGTAACATTAGTATCATCTGCATCGACTATCGCATTAGCTGACGCAGATTTAGATTTAGCAAAATCATTCTATTTTGTATCTAATTCTGTACATTATCCGGTAAAATCAATTACAACAGGAAACGTTGCTACGTTTGATGGTATGATAGCTGGAGCTATAGGTAATATTCATTATTACGCAAATACTGCAACAGCACATTTACGTGGTGATTTTGAAGACAAAGTCGGAATTGAAATGGGTGGAACTGCGGATGGTAAAGGTGTAGATCTTGAAATTCCAGAAATTGAAGTTAAACTAGAACAAGAGGCTTTGGTTGCGAAAACACGTAAACTAAAGGTTAAATGGTCTCCAGAATTTGCACAAGATTTGAATGCGTATCATTCAATTGATGCAGAAGCTGAATTAACATCAATGCTTTCTGAATACATCTCAATGGAAATTGATATGGAAATATTAGCAATGTTAAAAGGTGCTGCTGCATTTTCGGCAACACACACATTCCCAACTATCTCAGGTGGTATGGTTCAATCTGACCAACTAGCTACGTTAGGTGGAACGCTACAAAATATGTCTAATGTTATACATCAATCAACTATGCGTGGTGGTGCTAACTTCATGGTATGTTCTCCGAAAGTTGCAACATATTTAGAAGCTATCCCAGGATACTCAGTTGATACAGATGGTACATCAGAGAAATTTGCAATGGGTGTAACCGCAGTTGGTGCACTTAGAAACAGATGGACGGTTTACAAAAACCCGTATTGGACTGGTGATGATATCTTAGTTGGATTCAGAGGTAATCAATTCTTGGAAACTGGAGCAGTATTTGCGCCATATATTCCATTAATTATGACTCCACTGGTTTATGATCCAACCAACTTTACGCCAAGAAAAGGTGTAATGACACGTTACGCTAAGAAAGTAGTTCGTAAGGATTACTATGGTGTAGTAACTGTTCCAGCTACGAACGTAAGTTCGATTGGCGCAGTAACAACAGCGTAATTGTAGTATACTAATACTATATATTTATTAAGAGAGACCTAGGAATAGGTCTCTTTTTTTGTCTAGTGTATATTTATAGGTAATAAAGGAGATAATATATGACATGTGATTTTACAAAGACTGGTAAAAAGAATAACAAAAAAGGTTATAGATTTTTATTATCGTTAAATGAAGAGCAGAAAAAAGCTAAGGCGACGATTCTTGAATCGGACATAGCCGTAATATTGGGAAAAGCAGGTAGTGGTAAAACATTATTAGCATGCCAAATAGCACTGCAAATGGTATTAGACCGACAGGTCAATAGGATCGTTATTACTCGACCAACAATTTCAAAAGAGGATCTAGGTTATCTACCTGGAAAATTAGAAGAAAAAATGGGTCCTTGGGTTGCGCCTATATATAGTAACATGTATCAATTACTACGTAGAGAACGAATTGACCAATTGATAAGTAATGATCAAATTGAGATAGTTCCAGTATCATATATGCGTGGTAGAACATTCACAAATTCAGTTGTAATAATTGATGAATGTCAGAATTTGGAACATGATCAAACATTGATGATATTACAAAGAATAGGTATAGGATCAAAGATGCTATTCTGTGGAGATACAGATCAAACTGACTTGAAGCATCGTAGTGATACCGGCTTAAATTTCCTATCATCAATTTCAACAATTGAACGTCTAAATCTAATTCAGTTATTAGAAAACCACCGTCACCCAATATTAGACGAAATCTTGCCACACTATGACAAGAACCATAAAAAATAAATATGGTCGTGGCTGTTGATACTTATAATAAACAACATCAGGAGAACTAATGTCAGCTGGAATATATAATTTTACAATAGAACAGGGAACAACCGTTGTTAAGCAATTCACATATAAGGATAAGCTGAACACCGTTATTCCTCTAACTGGATACGACGTGCGAATGCATATACGTGAATCTATATCTGATGGATCAACCATTGATACATTTTCAACAGCATCGGATGGTGGACTAACAATATTAGCAACACCAGAGACTACAGCAAGCGGAACAATAGGACTCCGAATTGAGGCTGCAGCAACAACAAACTATATATTCGATACTGCGGTATATGACATCGAATTAGAAGATGATGAAGGAACGGTAACGCGGTTGCTACAAGGATCTATTAGACTTTCAAAGCAGGTAACGAGGTAGCTCTTGGCGCACTCTATAGACATACTGAAAAACAATGATTCAATCGAAGTATCAGATGTTGCGGCAAACAGCCTCGATATAAGTGATATTACGCTTGGAACTAATGTAATAGTCGTATCGGATAGCAATGTGCTAGACGGATCAACTATCGTAGTCGATCAGGTGTTTGACAATATATTGGCGCCAACTGATGTTAATGTGTCCGTTGATATATCGCCGGAGAAGGTAAACACTGTCAACATAGATATTATCAATTCAAATGTAGTTGATATAACTGACAATATTTCATTTCCAATTGGATCATCAGCGCCAAGAACAATAATATCCTCACCCTTTGGCACAGCTGAAAATGGAAATGTTGGACTCAACATAGTTGACCCACAATTTAATTTACAAATATCAGGTTCATTATTCGCCCCAATAATGTCAACATCAACAATGCAAATAAACGGAGACGGAACATCTCCACTATTCGCCGTAAAACTAAATGACGACGAAGAAGCACGATTTGTGATAAATCTACAAGGTGTAACAATGTTAGGGCAATTCTTTGAAACACCAGATGTAGTTGCAGGTGGAATGTTCTATAGTGCATCTGGTGATTTTTACCTAGGATATTGATATTTATAATCAAATAAGGAAAACAAATGGCAAAATACAAAAACAAATGGGAAATAAAATCATGGACTGAGTTGGTAGCTTCTGTTGCCGATTCATCCAATGACCTAATGTTTAGACCTAAGCATAGACTCCCACGCAAACTGCAACATGGTGCAAAAGCATCTAAAAATGCAAATGGGTGGTTCAATCGCGATACTATAACCAAGACAACAGACGGCACATTTGATGCAGGATTCTATATATATGATTCTGGCAGTGGTCTGTCATATACTGGTATACCAAATGCAGACTTCTTATCCAGTATGGATGAATATCTAGTATCTGCATCGTTGGCAACTGGATCATCATCAATATCAGCAGCAGGATATTTGCAAATAAGTACATCATTCTTTGATAATACTACTTGGCCTGATGTCATTATGCAAATAGATGAAGATGAAACCGTGGCTGCAACAGCAAGCTTTACAATATCCCCATCTATAATAGGGGATTTACAATCTATATTTGTTGTCAACTCTTCCACAAATTGCACAAGCATGGTATATTCAGTTGATGGTAGTCCACGAACTGGATACGCTGGATTAGTTGAGCATACATTGCCAATGGAAACCATCGCATTCACAGCTAACTATGAAAGCAAATCAATTCACTTGAACTATTATACTGGATCAGAATATTCACCAGCACAATATGATGCTAATCAAATATACACTGTATCCGGTGGATCACCAACGTCCGCATCACTATTAAATGTGCCTATTGGATCTGGATCATTACTAACTGGCGTAGATTATAGCTACGTTGCACATCATATTAAGATGAAGGCATTTGGAGATGGTCCGGATGCAATATATGACTTTTTCCCAACACACAGAATTATGCAATTTAGCTCATCAATGACCAGTTTATCGGTAAGCTGTAATAGATATGCTAGTGGTGACATATTACTAACTGGCCCAACCGACGCTGTTACAATATATATGCCAAGTGGCACAAACGCTGCGCCACAATATGGAACACACACAGTATCATCTGGATCACATGTATTCACTGACGCTGGATTAATATATCCAGCACCACCCGGCATATATCAACCAGTATCTGGAACAGCCGGATATTATTTGCCAACACCGATATTACCAGAACAGGTAAGTCAATTCAATGGAAAAACATATTAAATAACATAATATAAAGGAAACAACAAAATGGCGTGGAAAAAAGTAATAGTCAGTGGCAGTGATGCAGTATTAAATACTGTAACAGCCTCCGCAGGAATAAATATAGGACAAACGTCACAAGCAGTTGACAGTGAAGCTAGTGTATTGGTTATTGACATGGATGGTAATATCCAAGCAATTGACCAGTCAACGCTAGGTGGAACCGATACAACGTATACAATGTCAATAGCCACTGGTCCTGATCCGTCTATGGTATTAACAAACGATGGTAGTGGAGGAACAGAGACCGTTACGTTTGAAGGTGGAACTGGTATAACCGTTAATGGTGCTGGAAATACAATAACAATAACATCGGATGAGAATAACGTAGATACAACATACGATGCTGGTACTGGACTAACACTTTCAAATGCGACATTCAGTGTTGACACATCTCAGACTGGCATAAACGCAGTTGGTGATCTTGAAGTTGGATCGCTTGTACCTGGATTCGGTATAATAGATATTGATAGTAACATAACAACAGCTGGAACCGTTTCCGCATCTGACGCAACGTTTTCTAACTTAACCGTAACATCGGACACAATACTATCTGGTAATTTCAACTTCAATGCACTAACATTCACTGAAAACTCAGTTATGACATCAGCAGGCTCACAAGATTGGGGTACAGATGCTGGAGACATACATGGATTTACTGGAAGTATATCTGTTACTAACGACATATCTGCATCATATTTATATGGTAACGGTGCAGGAATAACAAACCTAAATCCTAGCAATATAAACTTATCAGATCTAACGGATGGAGATGGAATACTTATCTCGGACGGTGGAACATATGATGGATCCGCAGCAAGAACAATTTCTGTTAAGCTAAATGGTGGTTCATTATCAAAAACATCTGCTGGTTTAGCAATTCCAACTGATGGTATATATGCATCGCACATTTCTCCAGGCGCTGTTACAACAGCAAAGATTGCTACCGACGCAGTAACACATGCTAAGCTAGATGATCAATTAATATCTGATTCAGGTGTATTGCTATCGACGGCAGACAATTCTGACGTTATGTTAATCTCAAATGCAGCTGGTGACGCGCTTAACCGTGTATCAATGCAATCTATGGCAACATATTTGGACACAGCAATAACATTAGACACTGGAACAGATACAACATACACCTTGGACGTGAATAATGGTGGTGGAATAGTTTTATCAGAAAACGGAACAGCAGTAGAAACAATTGTAACACTGCAGGGTGCATCCAATCAAATTAACGTAGCATCGGTTGCTAACTCAAATTTAATAACAGTAAGTATGCCAACTGCAGTTACATTGCAAGATTTAACTGTAACCGGCACACTAACAGCTGACACAATTGTTACAATCAATTCAACTGAATTAACTGTTGACGACCAATTCATCAATATTGGTGAAAACGCTGCTGATGGAGAAAATACCGGAATAATATTTGGAGCAAATGCAAATGGTTCCGGAACCGATGGTGTTGCGTTAGTTTGGAACACAGATGGACAAGACGATGGAAGGTTTGGTGTAGCGCATAATATGTCTGGAACATCGCAGCCAGCAGCTATTGATTATGCGTTAGTATCAATATTAGAAGGAACGTCTACTGCAGCTGGTATAGCAAAAGGAAATCACGTTGGCAATATTCGAATAGATGCATCGAACGATATTTTCATATTTGTATAATAATATATAATAGTAGACTAGGAAACATATGGCACAAACTCCAGAATGGCGCGAAATAATCGTCGAAGACTCAAACGCGGATCTAAAAACACTAACCGTTTATAACGGTATACAGCTAACGGCTCCTGTTGCGACAGGATCTGCAACAGGTAGCAATGTACTATATGTTACTGACGCAGGTGACATACAGCACAAATTACAATCATCTATAATATCAAATGACACGCTATATACGTTCACTGCATCTAACCATGATGTTGACTCAAGCCACGTAGGTGCAAAAATCAGCTTCAATCCAGATACACTGTTTGTAGAGGGTACAAACACGTCTGGCGAAAGCGACATATCAATAGTATCAGACGCATCAAATAACATAGTAATATCTTCTTCGTTTGGAAATAGCAACCAAACATACGCTGCAGATACTGGATTAGGCATGTCATCTGCAACAATACCAGTTATGTCAATGTCAAATTCACAACTTGATATAAACCAACTTGGTGCACTATCCGGTGGTACAATAACTGGTAGCACATTTGGCACAATATCAACACTAGATGATATATCAACATCTGTTAATATAGCTGCTACATCTGCAACGTTTGATAGTATGAGTGTAAACAACACGTTAGCCAATCCAGTTAGTTTTACTGGATCGTTTTCGATAAACGGCACATCGTTAACTGATGGAAATATAACTACACATCTTGGTAGCCATCAATGGGGAACAGCAACAGCTAATTTACATGAATTTACTGGATCAATATCAGTTGAATCGCCAGGCACAATAACAGCTGCAACAATTAACGGTGATGGAACTAATTTATCAAATATAGACGTAACATTAAATACATTAACTCCAACTCCATCTGACAACAGTATAGTTGATTTTTCATACGACGGATCAGCTATAGTAAATATCGAAGTGAATCTTTCATCATCAGGTGGATTATACTCCAATGGCAATGGACTAGCTATGAGTCCACTTGCAATAACGGAAGATAGATTATCGGACAATGCAGTAGATACATCCGAACTACTCGATGGCAGTGTCAATGCAGCAAAGGTTAATCCACAATTAATATCGTTACGACAAAACCAAGCAAATATAGGCGCAACGGACGTAATATGGGTAGAGGACGTTTCCGCAGCAGTAGGCTCTCGCAATGCAAAAATCAAAATGTCTGACTTAGCGTTAACTATGTATGATCCAGCAAACGTTGGTGCAACATTATTGACCATTCCACCTGTTAACACAACTAATACGACATACAATTTTTACCAAAGTACCGCACTAAACATATTGTCAATAGGCGCACAAGAGCTTACAACTTTCGATGTAGATACAGTGCAGGTTAGCGCCGGATTTGGTCTAACGCTAGTCGATGCAACAATTGGCATAGTCGACGACATAGAATTAATATCAATGAACGTTACTACATTGCAGACAAATGGAGGAACAACTACAACAGATCTAGGATCATTGCATACAACCGATAGATTCATAAGTATTGGTCAAGGAAACGGCTCCGATATAGCGTCTGGAATAGTCCAAGGTCCTACACAAGTACAGCTGTACAATACAAATCAATCATCTGGTATATCAATGCAATCGCCTGCTGGAAACAAGCTATTTGCTCGAACATCAAACAATGCAACTGGAACAAAACCAACTACGTTTAACCAACCGGGTCGAACATACATAGATACAAGCACAAGTAAAATATTCATGT